CTTCTTGCTTGGTGCCTTAAGGTCGCTTCCAGGATTTTCTCTCTCGTAAGATTTCCTTCCTTTCTCGTTAAGACCTCCCTCTTTATTCTTTCCTGCTTTTCTTGTCCACGCTGCTGCTTCTGCGTGGAGGACTGGTTGCCCTGGTTCATAGTCCGAAACTGTGTACGTTAATAGTTTCGCGCCAGGATAAACCTTATCAATCTGGTCTTGAATATCAGACCTGGTTGGTAAGGATACTTGTGGGAAGAACATCTTCAGCATAACAGTTTGGCTTCTAAACCTGAAGATAACATTGACAAGATTACCAGTTTTTGCTGGCATTCTTACTGCTTCTTTAATAGGTCCAGGACACTCTTTCATACCATGTACTGGACACTCTTCACCCTTATGGTTGTGCATACAACCTTTCTTCTCATCCAGAGGAGTTTTTGATACGAGTTTTTCTTCCTCCTCTTTCTTGACACAGTTTGGATATCTCTTTCCAAACATGGTCTTCATACCTTTCTTTTCATAACCTTTCCAACACTTTTCATCGAGCATCTCACTACCAATACCTTTTGTAGCGGTTAAGGGTTCTGGTGTGATGAGATCGACTGTTTCGTAGTCTGTTGGAGTATAACTATCTCTCCAGTTGGAGAATTCTTCCTTCTTAGTTTTGTTGCCCCAATTAGCGGCACCTTTCTTACGACATTTGACAAGTGCTCCTGACGCATATGCACTTGGCCAAACTTTGTAGCGTGACTTAACTTTATGATAGCAAGCGTCTTTTTCTCCCGCTGCTTCATCAATCTCAATCTCGTCACCTACTTCAACATTATTTTCTGCGAACCATCCACGATTTACTTCTAAAGCGCACAGAACTTCTCCTTCGGAAGTTACTGGGGTTTCGTCATATGGTTCTAATTGTTTGATGCTTTCTACTATTCCATCCTCTGTGATGAAAGCGATGTCAAGAGGAATTTTTGTTTCTTTCATATAGAAGGACTGCTGTCCAACTTCTTCAAAGATGAATAACATTCCGCTGTTAATATCCAAACTCTCACGGAACATAAGTCCCAAATTAAAATCTCTAATGTTGTTAGGGATCTCGATATGAAGTGGTAAGGTTGTAAATTCTTCAGTCTTCACGTTGATTGCCTTCCCTTTTCTATCTGGATTTGGATCTTGACGATTCTTACGACGGAACGCTGCATCTTCCTCTTTTTTAGAGAGGTTGCGCTTCATCTTGGACGAACCACACTTTGGTTTTGTAGTTTGTCCTGGTTGTTTGGCACAGGGTTTTCCTGCATACTTTCCACCCAACTGAACCCAGCCAGGCTTGCCATCACTAGACTTACTCTTGCTAAACCAGTCACGCAGAGAAGAATCACCACTTTTGTTCCCCTCCGAGACGGCACCACCGTTTCCGTTGCCGTTCCCATTGCCGTTTCCATTACCATTTTTTTTATTATCGTCAACGGAATGGCCGTTTTCTTTACGAAGCATTCCCTTAGGATCTACCATGAAACCCCTAGGGATTGGTTTACATACTTTATCGGTATAGCAGTAATATTGTCCTGCTTTACACCTGCCGTTTTTGTGCATTCAACCAAAAAGAGTGTCTACTCCTTGTTATTTATTAACTTAAACTTCTAACGCAGTAAATACAACCTTAAAAGTTGTCTCTGAAGAAAATGCTGGATGACCTATTAATCTTAATGATCCACTACTAATATCAGATGAGAATGTAGCTACTCCAATTGGTTGATTAATTATACCGTACTCTGACATATATGTATTAGTACCATCATGAATAATATTGATGGTTGACATGTTATAATTAGTTCCTCTTGTAACCTGAACCTGATAATTCACAGATCTATAAGTCGATGCACTTATAGACATTACAACTGCAGCGTTTGTACTCGTTGTAGTTAAAATACCAGACTGTATATCACCAGCGATCAATTCAAGATTAGTTGCTGAAACAGGAGCAAATGTAAATTCTTCTGACGAAGCATCATATCTTAAAAATCTACCATCACCAAGATTTGCAGTGTCAACATCAGTAAGGTCAATTAATTGTGTTGTGCTGCTTGTTCCACTGAGTGCTGTGCTAGCAATACCAACCCACTTTGCTCCGTTGTAAATGAGCAGTTCATTAGTTCCAGTGGTTTGATCGAAGGTAACATCATCCAGATCCTTTATGAACCCAGCACCACCACCACCGATAGTAGCAATTTGTTGCTGAATTCTATTGATAAACAGTTTGTAATGCTGTTGAAGTTGATCAATAGTTACAAAGTTTTGATCAAGAGGAGTTAATGGATCTGCCGAATTATTTGTCGATGCATCTCCTGGAAGTGTTGGATTATCTTCCTTTAATATTGCTTTTTCGTTGAATTCTGAGAGAATTTTTTCAATATACACTACCTTTTCAAATAAAGCCTTGTTCTTCTCCTCAATAGATTCAATCTGAAGTCTTTCTATAACATCTTTTATCTCTTCTTTAATACTATCAATGCTTTCATTTTGTTTCTTAATATGCTTTTCATTGACAACCAGATTAAGTTCTAGATCCTTGATCTGATTTGACATACTCTCTTCAAATTCACCTACTTCATTTTTGAGAATATCATAGTATTTTGTTGTACTAATGTCTAGCACATTTTGTAGTTCTCTTACATCTTCTGCGATAGTTTCCTCAAAGAAAGAAAATTTCTTAGAGAACTTATCAAGTTCTCCAGAATATTCTTCTAGTTTTTTATTTTCGTGAATTTCTCTATTTTTAAAATCTTTGTAAAGAGAAGTATATACATTAGATATTTCTCCTATTTTTTGTTTAGAGTCATCAATTGTTAATTGCAATTCTTCAACCTTTGACTCAACTAAAGAATCAATGTCAGAAGTTTTTTCTGTAACATCATTGGAAAGAACTTCGATTTGTTCTTTCAGAGACTGAACTTGATCTAATACATTTTTTTCAAGTTCTTTTACTTCCTCTTCTGACTTTATCTTAGTCTCAATAAGCAGATTACTATACTTAGGAATTTCATTCTCAGTGAATTCATTAACCATTACGGTTAATTTCTCAATGACTTCATCGTATGCAGAAACTCTTTGTTCAGTCTTTAATTCAGTTTCTGCAAAAAGTTTTTTGTATTTTGGAAACTCTTCATTAACGAGATTACTTACAGTCTCATTAATATCTTTTGTTGTTTTTCTTAAATCCTTTTTTAGGTCCGATACAATATTTTCATTAACTGTCTCAACACCTGCCAAGGCAGTACTTACTTCTTTATTAACGTCTTCTCTAATACCGTCAAGGTCTTCTTCTACTACACCCTTAAAACTTGCAAGTCTAGTATCAAATCTAATCTCTGATTCTGATACTAACTTTTTGTAGTTTGGAATATCAACATCTACAAAATTCTCTACAGTTTCAGACAGGTTTGTAAAGTCTTCTTTTATCTTATCAATGGTATCTCCATTGATACTCTTTATTCGTCCCTCAATCTTTTTAATAGACTCTTCAACAAAGAGAAGATGGGCAACCATTGCCTCATCTAAATCTTCTTTACTAATCAGTCCTCTGATATCTTCTTTTACTTCTGAGATTTCTTTAGAGATGCTATCAACTCTATCAACATTCTCCTTAAAGTTCTCAACTGTATCTGAGAAGTCTGATATAGACTGAATGTGATTTAAGTTTGTCTTGAAAGCACTAAAAGCCTCTGATACCGTCTCAATTTTTTCCGCAGAAACAGTATCTTTGATTTTATCAAAGTCGTTTTTATTATTACCAAAAAAATCTGAAGGCTTCTTTAATGCCACGTTAAATACAACTCCGTCTCTATTATTTATTGTCCTCTTTTACGCCCTGTTTCAGCATCTTGGCAAGTTCTGCTGTGGAACCAACAAATAATGCGTTATTAACAGTAGAGGGTCCGCGAGATTGTTTTTCTTCTTCGACATCCTTCAGTTTTTTCTGAAGGTCCATCAATTTGTCTGTGGCGTCAGCAACATTTTTAATCAATTGACCTGCGACTTCGTATGCTCTAGGCATCTCACTTTCTTGTGCAAGTTCTAAAATTCCGTTGATTGCTTCTTGTCCTTTCTCGATTATACTATAAAGATTACCTCTTGTGTAGTCATAATCTTTCTTGACATCATCTGCTGCTTCTTTTACTTTTTCTATTTTTTGATTAACAACTTCAGGTTGCACAATGTCTCCCTTGACATTGAACTCATCATTTAAACTATCAAATTTATTTGTCATGTTATTGTACCACTAAATCCAAAGTCATCACCTTCCTCAATCAATGCATTATCTGCAGCATTAATGACATGAACCTCTGCGCCTCTAAGATGTTCTGTCGCAGTTGTCTTATCTTGTCCTCTCAGAACAGTTAGTTTGTTATCGGAGATAGACTTAATGAATATATTCTCATCATCGATTACTATGTAAGACTTGGCAGTCAAACCACTTGCATCCTCAACCTCAATTATCTTACCAGTCTTAGAGGTATCAACAGAAACAGTGGTAGTGGCATCTCCTGTATAATTCTTAGTCGCTCTTGGTACAGTAGAGTAAGAAAGGACTCTTTCTGTATTTGCTGGATTTGTACCAGTGAGATAACTGACAGTGGATTTTTTGATGATATCCTTGGTCGCAGATGTAGCAGGACCAAACAGATACGTTTTTGCTGTAAATCTTAAGGTATAAAGAAGAACTCTTCTAGTTGTAAAATCACCATCATAATCATCTTGCATAGTGATATTCTCAAGTATTACTGGAATATCACGTTTTTCCTGTATTGATTCAACTAATTCTACAGTTAGATTATATGATGGTTGAAAGTATGGTAAAATTTGTTCTACAATTTGTAATGCATCATCATTTAACTTTGTCATAATGCTCAGTTCAAATTGCATATTATATGGAACTGGCATGTATACCTTTTTAGATAAAGATCCATCATCTGGATCTTTTACTGTATACTGCTGCGTTGTTGATACCTTTCTTGAGGAATCATAAGTCATTCCAGTAAACTCAAATGACATTCTTGGTAATGTCATTGCAGTAGATTTGTTTAAATCTGCTTGCTGCTCAAGTCTTGCAAGGAACTTTTGAGTTGGTCCATAAGCCAACGGAACTCTGATAGTGTTTACTACATTATCAGAAGCATTAGTCTGTTTGATGGTTATTGAATTAAAAAGAGTACCAAAAGATACAAGGGTCCTCCTCAAAATTTCGTTATAAAAATATTCAAACATTGTCCGTCCTTATGGAATTGCGATATATGATGAGTACTATTATTTATGGCATTCCAAATGGGTTTTGTTCGCTGAAATCTATGATTGAATCTGCTTCGGTTTCTAGATTAATATTATCTGCAAATCCATCATCTGGTGGGTCGATACTAATTGATCTAAGATCGTAAGAAGCACCCGAAGTTGCCCCAGTAATTGTTTCTCCAGAAATAAATGCTCCAGTCACGGCCGCAATATGGAGCACACTATCATTAGCATTCCAAACTCTAACTATTCCAGTAGATCCGCTTACAGATCCTGTGACAATTTCATTCAATTGGAATGTTCCTGATCCAGTTGACTCTGATGCAGAAATGGTTACCTCTGGTTCTATTACATATCCATAACCAGTATCTAAAACATTTAAATGCGAAACTGTTCCTGCAGTGCTTACAGTTGCTATTCCTGTTGCAGTGGCAATACCAGCAACTTCTTCGATATAATTCTTCTCGGATACTTCATTAGAAATAGTTACAGTAGGCGGTGTCAAATATCCACCACCACCAAAAGTAACAGCAATTCCAGTTACAATTCCACAATTCTCAATACCAAATTCAAACACTGACGTTGCAATACCAACATTTGTGGCAGATGCTGACATTGTTAAAGATCCAGATCCAATAGATTGAACAAAAATATCGGCAGGTATAAAGTTATATGGTTTATTGTATCCAACACTTAATCTTACTCTATCCCCTACAATAATATTAGTTGTCGTAATTCCAGTGATAACGCTAGATCCTATACCAACTGTACCTTCAGTCTTAATTGATGTAGATCTAATGGTCGCGATACCAAGTGCTCTAAATTGCTCATCTCCTCCCGAAGAACCAGCAATAGTAACTGTTGGTGCAGTCAAGTATCCAAATCCACTATTTCCGATGCTAATAGTGTTGACCGTTCCAGCAACTGAAACTGTGACGGTAGCAGTTGCTTGTACTGGTGATGGACTTCCACTAAAGGATATCGTAGGTGCTGCAGTGTATCCAATACCAATGGTCGCCCCAGTACCAACACACCATGGATCTGTTGTACTATTAAATCCAACTGCGGTAACAATACCCGTTATTGGATGAATTGTCGCAATACCAACAGCAACTTGAGTTGGAGCATCTTGACCAGATGAGGTTGATATAGCAACTGTTGGAGCAGTTGTATATGCTCTACCAGTGGTGCTGAATGCGATAGAACTTGGATTGACAGATGACCCAGCAATTCCTATGGTTGCACTAGCAACACTAGTTCCTGGGTGTGCAATAGTTACTGTTGGGGCACTGGTGTAGAATTTACCTCCTGTGGTAATTGCAAGAGTTTCTACTGTACCTCCAGTTTGTGCCAACTCATCTAAAGTCGCAGTTGCTTCTGCAGCGTTTGCTGTACCTGTAGGTAGTGCAAACGTAACTGTAGGTGCCGTTTTATAGAATACACCACCAGTTGTCCCTCCTGGGAACAAGAATGCAGATGCACCGATACTTATTGGTGCAGATGTAACACTGACACCACCACCGACGATAGGACCCTTTAGAACAGCAGTAGCAGCAGCACCAACATGTTTTGGTGCAGAGAATGTTACTGTTGGTGAAGTTGTGTAACCAGAACCTCCGGAGGATATTGTAACTATTCCAACACCACCTGTTGACGCAATGCCTACTGTTGCTGCAGCACCTGCTCCACTATTAGAAATAAATCTAACTCCAGGTACATTAGTGTATCCACTACCTGCATTTAAAATCTGAATCTGTTGAACAGATTGTGCCTTTGGATTTGCACTTTGATTACAAACGTTTATTCCTCCAATCATTATTGCAGTAGCGATACCAGTGACTCCACTAGTTGGAGCAGAAGAGATTGCTACTCTGGGTGGTGCAAGATATCCACCACCTCTATTGGTTATTCTGATGAATCTAATTGCGCCATCTACAATACCAGCAGCTGCCGTTGCAGTTGTTGCTGCACCAATCATAGTAAGTCTTTGAGTACTTCCGATAATTGTAGATATACCATCTTCTGTTAATCCATCAGACTCTCCACCAGTTAAAACGTCATCAATGTCCTCAATACCAGTATCAATAACCTCATCTTCATATCTAAAGAGTTCACATCTCAACTCATAGACATAGTTTTTTTGCAATTGATAGAATGGCTTTTCATGCTCAACGAATTTAATCTCAAATAAACGATCACCAAGAGGAAAATAAATTAAATCTCCTTCTTTCGGTCTTGTAGTTAGTTTTACATTTTCTTCATTCTTCATCAAAGGAGAAATATAAGTCTCAAATCTTTCCTTTGAAATAATTAAATTTAATTCTTGTTGCTGTTGTATTCCAAATTTTGATAATATTGTGGTATTATCATTGTATCCATCAAAATTATCTACATACGCTTCGATGGGATATGCATCATCAAATTTTGATTGTATTACTTCTTTAATTATTGTTTTCTCAGTCAAATACTTTCTTGGAAGATAATGCACTTCAACACCATACATCCTCAACTGTTCGTTGATAAGATCTTGAATTAGATTTTGTTCAGATCTAGAACCTTGCTGAAAATATGGATTAAGCATAAGATTAACCAATCATGTCCAATGGAGGAAGTTCGTAAGTATTAGACATAACCTCTCTAATCACATCAAGTTCCTTCTGAGCGTCATCATAGATTTGTCTACCGTTTAACTCAACCCCACCAGGTAATTTTACACCCTGGAACTTCATTAGATTTTGTCCCCACTGCCTTTTGATCAATTGAGTTACATATCTCTTGAGGAATGAATCATTCCAAACTCTACTGAAATCGTTTGGATCTAAAAGTCTATAACAGTCAATGATAAGATAATCATCCTTAGTTACATCACCCCAGTCAACATCAAGGTAAAGTCTATCCTGTCTCTGATTAAATCTTATTTGTTTTTCTGTGTTTAATAAAAAGTCTACATCTTCAAGATATCTTTTTACCATCGCATAAGACAGTATATCCACAGAACTGAAGTTATACAGATCATTCAAAAATAATTGATACTTCACACTAAACATATTATTGGTCACAGTTTGCGACCCATCGTATCTGAATATCTTGTTTATCCCGATAACTTGTGGAGGAACCTGTAAATAGTTGCTGTTTTCCTCAAAGGAAAACGTTACATCTGAACCATCTATAGATGAAGTCGCTGTTGTGGTTACAATACCAACTGCTTGACTATTTCCCCTTGTTCTACCTCTATTAACGTCTGCTTCCGTAATTTTATATTTTAAAAACGTCTGCACTACACCATCAAAATGTCTTTCATGAAAATACTGGAGAGCATCATCTATTAGATCATCAATCTGCTCATCTGCAACGTTGATTTCTAAAACCGGTGCTCCCAGTTGTCTTTTGCAATAGTTTATTAGGTCAGACCTACTTGCTGGTTGAGCCATGTATACACTAATTCCTTAATTGTATTTAGGGTCAAGATGAAATGGTATTAAAGACATTTACGTTTCCACGAACTAATGGATATGTAGATGATCCAATTGTTACAAGAACGTCATAAACATATCTACCTTCAGTCAGAGCACTAGTTTCCGTGTCTGTGAGAGATATTGTCATTTTCCCATCATAAGCACTAGTAAATCCAACTGTAAATGTATCTGTTGCACCAAGAGTTGCACCAACGGCAACACTTTTTGCTAATGCTGCTGCACCAGAGTATCCAGTCAAATCAAAAGCAGCATTTGATGTGGTTTTTACGTTAAAAACAGTTGAAAAATCCGTTCCACCATAAATGCTCAGATTTGATCCATATGGAACTCCAGAGTCGGGATCAAAGGTTACGTTTTTAGTTGCCATTTGGAATACCTATTGCCGCCATTGTTTCTTGTTGTTTATAGTATAGTTTGCAAAAACACTTAGCAATATTCTTAATTTGCTCAATATCTCTACAACTATCTATCTCACTTGCCAACTTAGTATACTCAAAACTTTTAGTTAGATTATCTAATGTTATGTCAGTTGGATCCATTGATTAACTCCTTTAATAGTGATTTAATTTCGGATATATCCTCTTTAAGATTAGCAACTTCCTCCTCAATGTTCTGTACCTTTTGAGACTCTTTACGTTTCACTTTACGTCTCTCAACATATTTTTCATGGTCTAAAGAATTTAGATTCACTATGGCACCTGTTCGTGGATCCCTTGCGAGATCCACATAATCTTTTACTTTATGCATCATGCTAGGGCGATAACTCTTAGGTTTTTGGCTCTTGGTACGTATGTCTGTGAAGTACCCGTCAACAGAATTTTAATTCTGTAGCACTTAAATGAAGGTAATTCATCAATACTAAATGTATGCTCCTTAAACTCAACAGTATTACTGTCAAATCCATATGTAGGAGTTTTGGATACGAATGAATCGGGTTCTCCATTGTTATCTGCGATATCAATAATTTGACCTCTAGAGTTAAGATTTTTGTATCCTGGGAAAGGTACAAAGATTGGATCAAATCCATCCTTATTACTAATGGCGTACAATACTCTTACATCAGAGAAGTCATTGATATGGGCATCAAAGATAACCTTCAGAGAAGTTGCTGGATTTTCCAGTGTAATCTCTTTAGAAATATACTGACAAGCAGTAGGATCTGTCAAGATTTGTTTCACTCTAGAATCATTTGCGATGTCAGTGATTTGACTATCAACTCTATTAGAGGTAAGAATAGTGCTAACTCTCTGACCATCAATAACTGGAGAAACATGGGAATCTGTGGTTACCATATTAACTCTCATTTGTAAAGAACTAGCACCCTCGGTAATGTTGCCCAATTTAGCCTGTTCATTAACTCTAGAAGCAATTAGTCTCGTGCTGCTAAGATAGTTTGGCGAGTTTGGAACAATAGGTTCAAATCCAGCATCAAGATAAGCAATTTCATTACCACTCAAACTCTGACCAGTTACGGTTCTAACCTCTGCACTAATACTAGTTCCTCTTGTAGTAACATTTTGAAGGATTGGAGTAATGATCTCAAATGGCATATTCTGAGTTGCCGTAATGTTTGGCCCTCCAGTTGGTCCAGTAGCACCCATAAAGAGTTTGGGGAAACCAAGTGCATCATCACTTCTATCGTCATTAGAAGCATTAAACTTCTCTGACATATCAAGTTTGATGTTATAAGAGTCGAATGTAATAGAACTTCCGATAGAAACATCACTCAATGTGTGAGTTTTGTTAATTCTGTGGAGACAAACTCCACCAAGTTCATACTTATAAACTGGTGTTCCAGCAGGATACGTGATTGGATTATTTCCTCTAGCAATGTTACCACCGATGGTGGTTCCGTCAACACTGGTGTACTCAATAACTTCTTCTCCAATTAAGAGATATCCTGTATTTGTGGTTCCAACACTGACATTTTCAAAGGTAGAGAAACCAGTTGCATCCTCAACAGAAAGACCAGATGTAGAACTCGAAGTGTATGCAGCAGTCAATTTGGTTGGTTTAACATCTGGAAGAACTCCAGCAATAACCACTCTATTGTCTGGGAAGTACATTCCATGGTTCTGATGATTCACCTTAATATGCAGTCCATCAGAGACTTCATTAATCGAAGCAATCTGAACATTACCACCTGGTGCAGCAGGTAGATCATTGTTCAGAGTTTGAGCAACACCAACGCTGTTAAAGTAGTTCAGTTGTGGACCACCAACAGTAAAGTCTCCTTGGACATTATCTAAGATAAGTTCACTAGTTTTACCAATTCCAGAAACAGTAAGTCTTACATTTCTACCTACTGATCCAGCACCAATGGTATCAATTCCGACAACATCACCAGTTTGATATCCATTACCACCAGATCCAGTAATCACTACTGAGTTAACCGCACCATTATTAACACCGACAGTTGCTTGAGCACCTCTACCATTTCCAGTCAAAGTGACCAGATTAACTCCAGTAAATGTGTGAGACCCATCTGTTGGGGTCAAACCAATACCTGCATTGGAAATTGTAAGTCCGGTTCTTTCGATAGTTCCAGCAACACCGATCAGAACACCTGTAGCATTTGTCTTGTTAACATGACTTGCTCCCTGGAAGAATGTGTTACCGATTTCATATCCAGCATCCTGAACGGTGGTTCCAAGTCCAACTCTAATTGTTCTAGAAGAAACCTCAAGAGAATCTGGTTGAAGCACGGGTATCTGTCTATTACCTTCAGACAGATGTGGATTATAGAAATCAATAGTACCAGAATCTATGAAATCTGCTCTATACATAATGAACTTAAGATCTTCCCACTGACTTGCTTCCCATGTAGAAGCATTCTGCGATTTAAACAGAGAACCAAGATATGGTTGGTTTGAAATGAATGCATCACTTAGCAGATCATTCTCACCAATTCTTGAGATGTAAACACTATACTTGGTAGAGTTAGATGCAAGAGCAATTGCGTATTCTTGCCCACCTTCTAAGTAAACAGGAGCCTTAAACACAATTGTGGTCGCAACAGATCCATCATCAGAAGTATCAATTTCAGAAGGATCGAGAACAATTTCGGAGAATGGTAAAATCTTCTGTGTTGGGAAACCATTTTGCATGGTTCTGAGTTGGAAGACCAAAGGAATGTCCATATCATCCTTTGTTCTGAAATAAATATCGCACTTGGTGACGAATACACCAGTCTCTTCCTCAACCAAGAATGATTGTGCAAGAGGATCATACCAACCAATTACATTTTCAGTTGTTGTTTGACCAGTAACTTGAGAACCAACGACTTCCGTTCCAAGATTTTCATTTACGTTTCTTTCTTGGAACTCCTGTCTTCTCTCAATTCTTGCATTTCTGACCGAGATAATATTCTCTTGAACGGTCTCAAGTGTTCCTGAAGCAGTAAATGCTTCTTCTGCAATGGTTGTTGCTACATCTGGATCATTATCTTCGTCATTAGTTAATGTAAATACCTTTGTTCCAGTCTCAAACCTTGGATGATTTACAGAATTGGGGTTTGGAATAAAGAAACTACCGGTTAGATTTGCAGCGAGATCAGAAACAAGTCTATGTCCGGTTATAACTGCTTCTGCACCACTCGTAGATCCTCTGAGAATCATTCCTTCAGCAATTCTTCCCGAAAAATCACCCTGAGCTTCATTTGATAATGAGAAAGTATCAACGTTTAGAATTGTGGATGTTGCAGAATAAACTGCAGACATCGAAGTTCCATCATATGGACTCTCTCTGTACACTTGATCAGGTGCATTGTATTCACCCTCTCTATGATTTGCCTGAGCAACTCTAAATGTAATTCTTGGTATTTGTCTAGTATCCATTCTTGCAACAGGTCCAAGTCCTGGTCTGACCATTCTACCAATAACAGTTTCTCCAACCTGGAATGTTCCAGTTAACATTTCTATTTCTAAAAGTTTTGGAACACAGTACTTATCAACTTGCTCTCCATCAAAGAATGCATGCATTCTAGTAAGAGGTTTCATTCTCTTAGAAATGAACTCAACATTTCTTGATCTCATATACTGAATGAGATCTCTACTTACTGTTCTGTCTCCAACAGACTCACGATCAAACTGTTCATGAACAAATAATTGAGTACCAGTTCGTGTTTCTACACCAGTCCGAATTGTTTCTCTAACAGTATCCTCAATGGTTGTTGTAATTGTGTCTTGTACCAATCTTGCCGGACTAGGATGACTATTATTAACCCAACCACCAACACTTCTGGTCGCACCGGTTTGTGTGGTTGTTCTTGTTGTAGTGGTATCATTAAACTCAAATCCAGTCCAGTTAGTTTCCCATGCATTCCAAACTATAGGAGCCATCCCAGTTTGTGGGTCAAGATTTTCTGTTTGCTGAAGTAATGCGACTTGAGCAGCATAATCACCCTCAACATCAATAATCTTAGGTTCAATTCTTACTGTATCAACCCAAGTATCAGAAGCAGGGTTTAACTCCATAGTTCCCTGCCAAAAACTAATCAAGAAAGGAGTAACACTTTCTGTTCTAGTTGCAAATGGTTGATTAATGTATTCAACTTCACTATAATCAAGAGTAATTACATCATTTGATTTTCTTATATTAGTTCCCTCTGGTGGAGCAAACAGTAAATCAAGACCAGGTTCGACATTTACAACAGGTCCAAAAACCAAATCAATAGAGTTTGTATAATGTCTTGGTCTCAGTTCTTTGTTTGCTCTATCAATACTATTTTTTATTGGTGCGCTTGTTTCTTGAGCACCAAATGCAGTAAAATTATCAACAAAAAATCCAGATTTAAATCTATTCAGTCCCTCGCCGTCTGGAACAAACAGATTTGCCGTGTTCGCCTCAAGTAAAGAGAGTGATGTGTAATACTCAAGACTTGAGATTCTATTCTCAAGTTTCTTGATATCTTTCATCTGGAATCTCTTATGTTCCAAGAACTTCAGAGATGCATTTCTAACATTATAAAGATATGGAGGCAGAGTTACTGTGGCAACCTCTAATGCATCATCAATTGGATTTGGTGGTTGTGGTAATTCTGATGGAGTCCCGTATACAACTTGGAATTTACCCTTTCTGTCTAAGAAAACTCTATCAATTCTTCCAAGATAATGAGAGAATGTTGTTAAAATTGCTTCATCAGATGCCAAGGCATTCGTCGCTGAATTTCCATCAGCATCAAATGATCTTCCAAAAAATTCCAGAGGAGATCTTGCGCCTTCGGTAACAGTATAATCAGAAACTCTTGGTCTGATATCAATTATATCAGTATTAGCATCTCCATTAATAGCTTTGATTTCAGTATCATAATCAAAGTTTTTATAAGATTCTACAGTGGTAAGATCTCCATTATCTGTTGAGTCAAAAGATGCACTCTTATAATAAATTTTTAGTTTCTTGGCAGGAGCAGACTTACCTTCTTTTCTTATGATTCTTCCTTGATCATAGAATGTACTTTCTTGACCAGTTCTAAACTTATAGTTATCTGAAATATCAAAACTATTAGAATTCAGAACAGATACAACTGCCTGAATTCCTGTATCCTGGAAGATTACAGTCTCTCCCTCAATAAATTTACTATCATTTTTGGGTAGATATGAAATCTGAGAAGATGTCAATACCTCTCCAATAATTGCATTTGCACCAGACGATTGTCCAATGAAAGATTCACCGAGTATAAGTTCTCCAGTTGTAGTTGATGTGCTATTGATATTAATCAGAGAAACTTTTGGTGCTTCAGCATTGTTAGTATCTGCAGACTCAAAAATACCATGAACTTCAATAATATCTGGAACATTCAGAGAAATCGTAGCATCCTGAACTCTAGTTCCGTATGGGAAGTTTCCACCTCCATAGTCTAGTCCATCATTTAAAGTTGTTGATCCAATGCCAGAAGCTTGGTTATTTGATTTATCAACGATTAGAGATTTAACTCTATTCTTAATTTTAATTTTTGATGTGGGTTTAACCTTCTTAAGAGAAACAATTAAAGAAGCACCAGTATCGTCAGCACCAAGACCAAAGATGTTTAATGCTGTTCCGCCACTAGCAATAGTAAGTTTATCAGCAGATAATGCTTCAGTTGTTCCATCCGTTCTAATCAAAGCATATCTTTCCTCATCAAATGGCAAGAATGATTCGTTTTGACTTGCAATTACGTTAGAAGAAAGTTGACCATTAGCAATATCAACACTTATAACCTTTCTTATAGTTAAACTTGCATTAGTAAAGTCAATAGATTCGATATCCGTTTTTGGTAGTCTAGTATAAAGAGTACTATCAGAGGAAGGATCAAGTTTTGTAGATACTATCTTAAAGTCACTAACATCAACTGATCTAGTTGGGAGAGCTCCTTGGACAATTCCTGGAACTGGGGTGACCGCAGCAATCTGAATAGAATCAGTGTCAACACTTGTAACTCTGGCAAGAGTAGGATCAACGATAGTTGCTGATGGATTTGTATACTCTACCAGGTTTCCAACCTTGAATAGTCCTGGAAGAGCACTACTTGCACTTCTTACGGTACTAACTCCACCAGAAGCTTTGGTGATTGTTGCTACTCCAACAGCAATCACTGGAGTCTGAACAACGTCAGCAGCAAAGGTATTGATGCCAGTCAGTCTATCATTACTTCCATAAACAGATTTTACGTCAGACAAACTATATGATGTAACTGCAGTAGCAATTCTGCCGTCATTGAGTCCATTAAACACCAGTGCTTCATTAGGAATAAAGTCTCCTTCTACCTCATACAAAGATACTGCGTTTGAGTTTGAAACTGCATCTTTGATAAATGCAGTTGCACCACTTCTACTACCTTGTACAAAAGTAGGAACAGAAAGAGTTGTTGCTTGATTAAGAACCAAGTCTACCGTTGTCTGAACATCAAACAGAGAAAGATTCCATTCATTAAGAGTGGCATTAGAAGTATTGTAAGATCCAGACTCTAATCTGTAATCATATACTCTAGCAACACCAATTTCTCTACCTGCAGGATCAGGAGTTCCACCACTTCCATCTGTTGTAAGACCGACTCTCTGATCTCTTAAACTAAGAATATATGTATTACCAACTCCAACATCTGGTGCTCTCCAAGTTCTATTAACTCTTAAGGTTGGTCCAGTGTTATAAATTATTGATTGATCTTCAATGGTTGCAGTTGTTCTTGGTTTAGGAACATCAATAAAAGTTACACTACTGATATCGATGTCGTAACCTCTTACAAACGCTCTACCTGGAGAGAACTTGTAAAGCATCAAATCGTTAGATGGAGTCTTTCCTCCATAAGTCAACTGACCAGCGTTAAATACTCCTCTATTACCTTTTCCGTTATTAAGTGATTCGTGTACAGACAGATCAAATGCCTTTACATAATAATCACCAGATTCTGCATATGTTCTTCTTGCAAGGATATCTGTCCAATCTTTATATCCTACTCCACCACCAAGATCCCCTCTCTTGGTTTGTGATTTAATATTTCCTTCTTCAATGATAGACAACTCAACAAACTGATCATCATTATAATCAGTTAATGGTTTTTTAAATAAACTTACAGAAATTTTAAGTCTATCTGCACCTGGTGCTGAATAGTTATTAAATCCCTGAGAGTTATCATTCAGACTGTCGTCTTCGTCAGCATTAACAATCGTTTCATTAACAAATAATCCAACTCTATAGTTAGGATTATTTCCGTATTGATCAAGGATTAAAGTTTCAGTGTTAACGTTGACAAAATGTCCATGAATAAAATATACACCTTCTTGAATCTGGAAAGCAGATCCAGTAGCAGCTGCTCCCTCAGGTATTGTTGTTGCAATGGGAGACCCAGCAGCGATAGTGCTATTCCCAAGAAGACCAGAAGCAATAGTTTCACTGCAACTCAGGTTTTCTCCATCAGAAAAAGTTTGAGTTGAATTATTTGCAGTGCTAGAATTTAAATAGTTGATATAAAGAGTGAGATTTCCTCTCTCAGAGTCTTCTGGTAAAAGAATTTTATCTACAACAGCACTTACACCAGAAGTTTCTCCGGTAATTCTAGTTCCAACTAATTGTTCAGCATATGCCGCTACAGGAACTCCAAGATAAGTATTCTGTAACTGAACGCAATAATACAACTGCGTGTATCCAGTGTTACCTGGAATTACCTTTGCACCCTCTTTAAAAAAGTGCTGACCAAACTTCTCAATCTGATTCTGAAGAATAGACTGTAAAGTAGTTAATTCTCTTGCCTGAACCGGATATCCAGGTTTAAATAGCACCTTATGGTAGTCATCTACCGGATCAAAGTCATCAAAATATGGTGCTACATTGAGGTTCGTTTGCTGTGGCATAATTCTTTAGAACTGCAAAATAATTTTGATATCTTCTTTTTGGTTAGATGATCTGGTGATCGAAGGTCTGTTATCAACGTATATAATATTTCCTGCGTGTTTTCTAACCTCAGGACCTGCGACCCCACTTGTAAATGACTGACCAAGATAATATGTACGATTATTTATTACGGTTGTGATACCTGTAAAGTTTGCATCAATTGACAAAACTGACCCTGATGAAGGTGTGATCTGAACACTACCACCAGTATCTGGAGATGAAGTAAATTCAGTAACATTAAATCCATAAGTTGGATTTGTAACTCCAACTCCAGCAGCTGTAAATCCAAAAGAGGATTTGTCTTGCCAATACTTAAGAACACCAGTTGTCTGATTATAACTAACAACTCTTCCGGTAGCAGTTGATCCTGTTGCAACAGTTTGAGTGAATGTTGAGTCTGCTTCAAAGGTAGCAGAACTATATCCAATTCCAGTTAATTTAAGAGCACTCAGAACACTTGCTTTGTCTGAAGTTAAAACGTTTCCAACCGATACTTCTGGATTTTGAATAACTCCTACTCTTGCAATTTGATTTCCTGTTATAAAATCTGGGTTTTCATTATCATTTTCAATTCTAGAATATAATAAGACATTGTATGCTCCCAGTTCTCTATAGATATCCTTTCCGTGACCACCTTGAGGACTCATGATAACATCAAATGTCGGAATAGTAGTTCCTGTTGGAACATTACCACCAACTAAATTTACACTTCCATAACTATAGTTTGATCCTTGATTAGAAACAGTAACTCCACTAACCTTAGAGTCTGCTCCAACTGTTATGGTGCATTCTGCTCCAGACCCATCACCTTCGATAGGAACTCTTGTGTATGTCTGGTTTGCAGTTCCAATACCAACTCCAGCATTAGTTACAGTTACAATCTTGATAGATCCGTCAACAGCGTTATCCCTTACAGGAGCATTATCTCCACTTGATCCCCAGTTAGCAGGAACTGGCATAAAGTCTGTAGATTCAAACTTTACAACTTCATTTGGTTTGATAGTATAAAGGTATTTCCAGATATAT